AGCAAGGAAGTACAGCATGTCTAGCTTAGTGAACTCCTCAAGGGTACGGGTGATTACTACCTCCCGCTCCCCTGTGGTTACATCACCTTCGAAGTAGCTTAGTTGTACTTTAGTTACACTCATTCGAATACACCCAATTCATTAAACACCCAACCGGAGCCTTTAGCTGCATCCGAGTAGAATTGCACAAGATCGTCTAGTAGGACTACGTTATCTTTAGCCATTAAAACTGTGTGACCATACTCGCCCTCGTGTTCATCTTCTGGTTCGATTAAGATTGTTACTTTAGCCATAATTAAAAGTCCCCCTGAGATTCTGGTACAAATGGTACATGCTCAACTACCTTAACTGCAAGCATCTCACTAATCTTATCGTCCCATACGTTCATCTTAACTACAACCTTACTGTCATTACCTACGTTACCATCTACCTCATAGTCCCAAGGTTCAATACCATCGTCAGTCTGCTTAACCACTGTAGGTGGTCCCATTAGTACACCAGGCTCACCAGTCTCTTTGTCTTTGAACTTGGGGTTGAAGTTCTTACGAGTACACTTGTAGTAAACATTCCCATCATCGTCCTCTTTCCAAAGCTGACCCACAAGGTCTTTATTTGGGATACCATCAGCGATAGCCTGCTTCTTAGCTTCCTTAGTCATAAAGAGGTTCAATACGAACTGCCCCTTAGTGGACTCAAGTTTGACACGCGCTTTTGAACCTTCTGGGAGATTAGAACCCATGTCTTGTTGCCCCTCGAAGATACGAGCATATTGGGCAGTGCCTTCCATGTATATGATAGTCATTCTTTAGTATTCCTTTAGTTTGTTTTCTGTGATGCCCTAGTATAGTATATAAAGACCTTTTTGACCTTAGATACAAGGGCTTGTTGGTTATTAAGTCTGAGTGTTGCTCTTATGTTACGTTAGTGTACTGCTGCATAGGATTCCCCGAATTGAATGTCACTTGTGATCTCCACGTTTAGCTTAAGTGTTTCATTTACTTCTCTCATAGCCTCCTCAAGTAGCTTCTTATGTTCCTCTTCTTTACCTAGTGGTACATAGGATAAGTGTTCATCGTGGTACTGCAATGAGAACTTAACACCTTTGTCTCTACACTTCATTACCCACAAGTCAAACACAAAAACACCTGTGCCTTGGTTTAGAGTACTGAAGGTATCCTTTTCGTATCTTAGGCTATAGTAGAAGCCACTGACAGGGTTCTTAAGGTACATAGACCCATCCTTGAGCGTCTTAATGAACTGAGCCTTAGCGATCTTATTAACCGACCAGTTACGTTGCCAGTAAGCATCCAAGAGGTCTTTACACTTAGCTACAGACATACCTGTTGACCTACTTAGAGTAAGCTCACGTACACCATAGACCCCAGCGTAGTTAGCTGGCTTAAAGATATTACGTACAGCCTTAAGCTCAGGTGCCTTACCTTGGTTGTATAAGTCGATCTGCTCTTGTGTTACCTCCCCTGCATGTTTGGCTAGGTCCAAGTGTTCATCGAAGCCTTCAGTACTCATGTCAGTCACATAGTCAGGATCATAGTCCCACATGTAATGACGCTTGGTGCAACTCTCAAGGCTGCTTACATCAGCACCACACACAGTAGTACCCTCTTGTGCTACGATACACCCCCTGATCTCCTCACCCCAAGGGCTACCCACTTTAGGTAGGTTAACAATAGGGCTTCTATGCTTAAGGCGTAGGGTATTCGTAAGTCCACCAGCACTAGCTATAACCTGACCTTCCTTAGCACTCGCTACGAACGCCTTAAAAATACTCATGCGGTGTGTAGCTACAGTAAGACCTTCTAAAACTTCAATACCTGGCTCCTTAGCCTTAAGCTTCAAGACACTATCAGTAAGTTCACCCTTACGAGGGTCACTAGCACTACTGTAGCGCACCTGTTCGATCTTCTTCTCTTCCCCAGTTAGTTTGTTCCTATCGTACTTGTACGTACAGGGCTTCCAACCTAAGCTGTAGAGCCACTCCTTAACTTGGCTAGGGCTATTAGGGTTTCCATCCTCCCAGCCTTCTACAATGGTTACAGTCCCCTCTGTGGTGCTAGGTAGACACTGTTCCTTGAGTAGCTTGTACCATGCCTCCCCAAGTGCGCTAAGAGTACCATCCTTCTTCTGCATTACCTTAGGTTTGTTCTTATACTTTTCAATAGGACGCTGAGGCATAACCTTAGCTAGAGCAATAGTCTTTTCACTCTTGATAGCCTCAAGTTCATTGTAGTGCCTTTGGGCTTTCTCTACGTCTACTGTTAGTGGGTTAGCCTCTTGCTCTCTGAGGCAGTCCTGCTTGAAGCTTAGGTAGCGCAGGAATCGTCTGATGTCATCCGATAGTTCATCCATCGTATATCTCCTGTAACTTCTTACGTTGTTTCTGCCATAGCCACCAGTTGATCTTAACGTCAGACTCACACCGATGCTTCATCTGTTCGTAGGTTACGTCTTCCCAGTTGTCAACCACAGGCTTAGGTACTCCACTAGCCTCTTGGTAACTACCTAAGCCATGTGACTTACGCTCAGGCGCTAGGAACCAACTGACTGCTAGTGTATCTACATACTTCTTGTAGTCCATTGGGATACCCAAGATACGATTAACTACAGTCATATCAAATGGTACACTATTATGGCATACAAACAGAGTATCCTCTTGGTTAAAGAACTCTACCATTTCCTCGTAGGAGGCTGTGCTATGGTAAGCTTTTCCATCGTAGGTATAACTTAGGATGTGCATCTTGGTGCAGTCATAGGCTAACCCGTCAGTCTCCGTGTCAAATACTACTTCTTTCATCTTCCACAGTCTCCTCGTATGTCATACCACCCCACTTGTCACGACATGCATCCCAGCCAGCTTCGTAGGCTTGCTCTAAGAGGGATAAAACATCCCGTGACTTGGAGTAGTCCCCGTCTAAGAGGCAGTCTTGTACACTGCTGTCATCACCTTCGTCAACATTTGTAACCCATTCTTCGAAAGTCATTGGTTTTGTCCTTTGTATTCCTCAAGTGAATGAGACATAGGGATATCATCTACCCAATACTCACCACCGTCTTTAATCTCAAGTTCCCCAGCGATCTGACACGCTACTTCACGATCTAGTGTTACAGCTAGCGGGTTTTCTTCACGCATAGTGTACACTACATAAATCATCTTAGTCATTGTCACTTCGTTCCTTTCATTCGCTACGCTCATTAGAAATCTCCTTTGTTATCTGTCTTAGGCTCCTTAGGACCTTCTACCACCTTAAGTGTGTAGCTGTCAAGGTCAAAATCTAATGCACCTGCTGGTCCACTACCACCACCCACACGGTTCTTACGGCCTACGTGAACATAAGTCCTGTTGCGTTCCTCGTGTGTCTCTGCTGTCTGGTCACGCTCAAGAGTAATCTCGAATGCGGCCTTTTTAGCAATCATCTTACAGTACATGGTGTCACCATCTTCGTTAGCGTGAGCAATGGTAATGATACCTACATTCACTTCAGATGCTAGACGCGAGAGCTTACTAGAGAGGTCACTGAGTTTGCTCTCTTTATCCTTCATGTCTCCATCTACGATATCTTGAATAGGCTCGAAGAACACAAAGTCTACATCCATAGCAGCAACAAGATACTTAATACGGTCAACTAGATCGTTGTGATCTTCATCTGTACCCAAAGAGAACTGGTGCATACGCTCGGTATCTCCAAGTTCTACGAGTGCATCCTTAACGTCATCCACACGGCCCTTCTGCTCAATTAAGTCCTTCCGTGTTAGGTTGTCATCCAGCTTGTAAGATACCATACCTAACGTAGACCGAAGTTGACTTTCCTCTAAGTGCATGTATGCAAACTTGTAGGTACTGCGGGTTAGTACTTGATACTCTAGGTAACGCATGAACTCCGTCTTACCCAACCCTGTCGGGGCTACAATAACTGTGTAGTAACCTTTGTTAAGCCCTAGAATCTTCTTGTCTAAATCAGGGATACCAGTAGGGCAGTACTCAAAGTCAGGGGTATTATCATATAGATCAAGGAAGTCTTGAGATGTACACAGAATACTGTCAGGCTTAATACGTTTTGCCCCCCACCATGCACTCTTAAAAGCCTTAGCATCCCCTGCCTGTAGAAAATCATTAGCATCCTTGTGGTTACCATGCTCCATACGGTAAACCTTACCAGGGAAGATTTGAGACACTTTCTCTGCGAGTCTGTTTCCTGGTTCATCATTGTCCACACTTAAGATGATCTTATCAAAGCTGTTGAGATAACCCTTACAGTTCTCCCACAGTTTACCTGAAGGCGTAGCACTAGGGAAGCTGACCACAGGATTAGTGTAACTACTGCCAGCGGATAACATCTGCCAAGCACTAAGGCAGTCTAGTTCTCCCTCGACACACACGATACTCTTAGAGCTATTCACGGGAAATAGGTTCATACCGAATAGTTCATCAGTCTTGAACCCTTGAGTAGTGCTAAAGGCTTTCTCAGTTAGGTTACGTGTCTTAATGCCACCACTAGGGTATGGGTACTCTTGCTTGTCGCCAATGGTGCGTACACCAAACTTCTCCATAGTGCTTGAGGTGATCCCTCGTGTACCTACAAAAGAACCTTTAGTCTCTGTGATAGCCTTCAGTGTAAAGTCTTCTACTACTGATCCATTATCGCTTGCGTTTTCCAAAGGTGTTCCTTTACCTTGCCCATTTCTCTTGATCCACAGTTGACCCTTAAATAACCATGTACCAGAATCACATGACTTACAGTGGCCTTGTTCTTTTTCAGTATTCCAACAGTAGGCATCACTACTGCCACACTCTTGCTTGTCTGGACATTCTAGTTTGGTAAGTTCACTCATCTGGGTCAATCCTTATGTGTGCTGTCATGTTATCAATCATCTTCTCAAGTTCAGCAATGGTGGCTTTCTGGTCAGCTACACCAGCCACATAGGCCGCCGTATAATCAGGATCAGATGCCAGCTTTTGCACAAGGGCTTCAAGCTCTTCAATCCGCTTGTCCTTGTCGTCGGATAGGTCGGCGAGGGTGGCGCGGGAAACCTTGAGCCTCGCCAACTTCAAATCAGCGCGTTCCGCTGGGTCTTGACCGTCGAGCGCAAAGTCCACTGCCAGCTTTTCCGCCTCCAACTCAGCGATGCGGGCTTTCAGGGCGTCATTTTCCTTGGTCATTGAAATCTGCTCCCGATGAAGACGAGCCAAACACCTGTGAGAATACCAAGCCCGCCAGCGGTAAATCCGGTGATCAAGACCATAGAAAGTGAAACCCCTACGGTAACTGAAATTGCAACTTTCGTAACATTTGCACCACACCTTTGTTCTGACGCATCCCGCTCAATGTTTTCACTGTTCATGGTGTTTCCCCTTTCTTGGGTTTGGTGGTGGTTAATTCTGCGATGGTGATGCGGGTGTTCCATGCATCCACAGCTTCCTCGCGTGTTTCACACATACCAACATGAACGTAGCAATTCGCCGTTTCGCAAAAAATCCAGTGGTCAACGTCGTTCTGAAACCAGCTATGATCCCCGCTGTTGGACCGACTTGTGTGCTGCGCTGCACCCCCACAAAAGGGGCACGGCAACAGTTCAGGCGCTTCGGTTTCATTGGTCATTGGGTTTCCTCTCTTCTTATGTATATACCTATGTACATACTAATGTATTTGTAACTACAAACAATAAGGCTTTAAGTCGATACATAAGTTACATACTTAAGTACATACTATAGTACTTCTTAATACTTAATACCTTGTTGTTGTTTAATCCCATAAGGAAGATACTTAAGTATGAAACTATAGTATGACTTCCCCTACCCCTTCTTATAAGACCTTTTTAGACTAGGAAACAATAGATTGTAACATTAAGTGATCGTTATTAGCTACTTTTGTTTGTTGGGAGGTTGTTAGTGTAACACGAGTGACACACTATTGTACGCCACTCGTGTATGTAGCCTAAGTCTTTGTTCGTCTTAGACCGAAGAAGCTAACTTCAGAGTCAGCAGCTTTTACCATACCAATACCACGGTTACGCTTGTCCTCAAGTCGCTTTAGGGCGAACTCTGGATTAGCAATACGTACTTGATCGTAGGTTAGGTCCATCTTTAGACTGTTGCCATTCTCAAGTGGTACTGGAACACTACGCATGATCTTCTTACCAAGGTCTTCGTCGTTGTACTTTACCTTCTGGTTATGCCCTGCGATCTGACCGTTCTTAATGGCGTGTACACCGTGATCTACAACACGACGAGTATAAAACTTAGTAACCTCTGGCATACAGATGCCTGTGCTATCCACTACAAACTGAGCTTCTTGTGTCTTTGTCTTTACATAATCATTGATACGCATAAGTTTCTCCTTAATGCTTTGCTTCTTTGTTTACACCGAGGTATTCCAATAGGTCATCCTCAATGTCGTTAATGGCATCCCTCATCTTGAGTAGGGCCACAATCTTATAGTCATCTCTCTCTTTAGCTTCTCCAACCGTGGACGCTAAACCCAAGAAACGCTTAAGGTCTTTATCTGTCTCACCACCTGAGCAATATAGGTTAGCTGCACCTACAAGAACAGCAGTGGCACTGTCAAAAGCGTTAAAGTTCTTACCGTTAAACCACACAGGTAGATTGTTCTCTTGAGGTACAATATCCCCGTCCTCAAGCATCTCGTTGAATGTCTTACGTTTGTTAGCCTCCTTCTTAGCTTCTTTGTAGCCCTCTGGTGTGGTAGCTATGGCAGCTAGGTCACTGTTGTCAGGGTTCTCGAATACCTCCTTACGTTCTTTGTTTTCACGCTTAGCTGTGCGCTCACTTACACCAGCAGCCTTGGCGTGGTCTTCTAAGGTTGGAACCAAGGGGCCATTTGGCCTGTTGCTTTTGGCTTCCTCTGATTGGCGATCACCACCCTGAGCCTGAACACCTAAAGCATTCATACGCCTAGCCAAAAAGAACTTACGCTGTTCTGATGTGATAGGCCGTGTATCATTAACATCGTGTGCTACTTCTACATGGTCCCAAGCATCTTCAAGCGTACCTACAAAAGTTGTGTAGGTTGGTTCTACTTCAGCAATCTCTGCTGCTTCATATCGGTGTCTACCATCAAGGATAACACCTTCCCAGATAACGATTGGTGTTGTCTTATCCCAACCATTCTTACGCATCATATGAACAAGCTCTTCTAGTCGGTCATTACTATACGGTAGGGACGTACAGATGCTAGAGTATTCTAACCTTCCATTATTGACAGTTTGTGTATTTTCCATTCATATCTCCCTTTTACAGTTCTGGTACATCAAGTGCTTTCCTTACCTTTGTAAAGGCTCCATCCATAACCTTAGATACCCTCTGTTGAGTGATACCATATTCATCAGCTACTTCCTGCTGGTCTGCACCATTAAGATACACAGCTACTACCATATCGTACTCTCGACTGTCAAGACATTCTTCCATGATAAACATAAGGTGTTGTAGGTACTCATAGTCCTCGTAGTCCTTCACATGGTCTGAGATAGCTGGTAGGTTAGTGTCATCAAGTGAATGTACCCCACCAGCAGCCATGAGAGCCTGTAAGAGAGGCCACATGATGTCTGGGGTACTCTCATCACCCCCCATGTTAAGTAGGCCCTCACGGCTGTACCCTGACGCTGGTACGTACACCGGAAGCTGGCCGAAGTTCATGAAATCGTAGAGTCTACGTCGCATAGCACCTACGATCTTCTTCTCATCATCTACCCCCTGTTCCATGAGTTCTAAACCTACCAGGGTAGCCTCAGATACTAGGTCTTGGTATAGCTGTTGGTTCTTGTACTTACTAGCAAGCATCTGTGCTTTACTTGTGATTAGGTTTACTAGGGCTACTTTATTGGTATTCATTTGGTTGCCTCTTGTGTTAATATTAAATTAAAGACCTTCGTGGCCCTCTGGCATTGCCTTAACTACGCACGCAGCGATAAGACCAAAAACACCTGTGAATAGACCGATGATGAACCAAGGTAGGAAACTCCGATTCTTTCCTGTAGCTGCCAAGCCTGTAACTACACCAAATGCTGCCATAATAAATAGTACTTCCATTGTCTTATTCTCCTTAGTTGTATTAAAAGTTAGGTTCATAGAGTACACCATCAAGGCGTAGGTCATACAAACGGGTTAAGTTCTTTAGTACGTACTCAAGTGATACACCAGTGTCAGGGTCATTGTCAAGGTCATTCCACACTAGGTTAGTCTCTAGTTGCTCATGTTCCTTAATCATGTCCTCTACACTGTCTAGGCAATCCATTGGGTCATACCCTTTGTATTGTACAGTACCCATATCAAAAATACTCCCATTCTGTGTTGTCATCATCAGCAAAGTGATCCAAAAAAGCATCTACCATCTTATTAGGTAGGTCACTAGGGTCAAACTCAATCCCTAGAAGTTCTATACCTACTAGAGTAACATCTTCAATCTCATAGTCATCATCACTAGGGGTGAATACCTCACGGGCATTAAATGTCAAGGTAAAATCTTCACTTACTACTGTCTTGTGTACGTCTGCGTATTTAGTCATTCTTTAGTACTCCTTTAGTTTCAATAGGTTATATGCTATTCTGCTACTGGCCTAGCTACTGGTCTCATTGAGTACCCAGGACTAATACAATAGAAGTCATGCTCTGGCATAGCTTCTGATAGCATACGTATGTCACTATCGCAAGTCTTTGTTAGATACGTTTCAACATGTTGATTACCAAGCATTATCACTAGCAAAAAAGTCTTCATATTAGTTTACCTCTAGCTATTACAGACCTATTAATTTTAACGCACGACCCAGTTTTTCTAATCTGGATACTGTTGCTCCGTAGAGTTCTAGCTCAACAGCCGCTTCAAAAAGGGGTCTAACATCTTCTATGCGTATTAGGTCTCCTCTACAGTCCTTAGATAATTTCCCACCGTAGTATGTGCCGTTTGGCTGCGTATAAGAGAATCTGTCAAGCTCTTTCCTACCGTTAGTCATCAGTTCAACTCCAAATTAGTTACACTATCGACACGGAAACTACGCCACTTAGCTACACCATCTTCAATGATCTTGACTGGTAGTGCCTGTGGTAGTTCACCTTGGTTACTACCTTCAGGTTTACCCTCAAGTGTACACCCAAAAAATGTACGCTCTGTACCGTCTTTCTTCACGAAGGTCACATTGAAACTATTTCCTGTGCCTACCGATTGGATTACTTTGGTTACTTCTTTAATTGATAGTGTCATTGGTCATTCTCCTTGTTCTCTAAAAACTCTAGCATATCAAGCATACCTGAAACACTGCCAGTATTAAAAGCCTCACGTAAAAAAAGCCTCAATATCATACTTATTATCTATTTCTGTGTAAGGGTCAACCTCAAATACATCTAAATGCGCGAACCACTTATCAAAAGTCATCATTCAATTCCTTCCATAAGGTTATTTACAGTAGCTAAGTAAGCATCTGGGTAATCAATCTCAAGTGCATTAAGCAACAAGGCTACCTTAGCTTCCATTGACCCTAGCACGTAAGAGTGAGTGTGTAAAGTGTTACCGTCCTTTTGTACATGCTCGTTGATCTTATGCGATACGTATCGTGATACTAGCTTGTGGTTATTCATCTCTACATTCCTTATCTGTGTTGCTGTTAACTTATACTTAAGGTAGTTGATCATGGTTGTCAATACCTAATGTGTAATTCCTTTTCCATCGTACCCTCTTTCCTATCGTGGGGTATTCCTGCGCTCATTCCCTCGTACCTCCTTTTCCATCGTGGGGGTAAGTACCTCCTTTCCTATCGTGGGGGTTGAACGGTGTTCACGTGAACGGTATTCATGAACATTGTTCACATATGAGAATCAAAGGCGCAATAGTAAACTAAAACCCATTGTAATACAAGTAACATTTTCGCGAGTTCACGGTATTGTAACAAAGTTTCGATTGCGCAGGATCGGTGTTTTTTGCGACCAGTAAAGACTGGCCCACGCGACGCGATTGCGACTTTTTCTTGATACCAATAAACACTATTCCATAGGCTTTGTCTAGTAACATAATATTACACTTTATTACAATAGATCACACTGGTAAACCTTAGAACGTATATAAGAAGGAACGCGAGCGCACGCGCATGCGATAACTACAAGCTAAAGACAAGCACTAAATGTATAGGTAACATGTTTGTGATAATTGTTACAGTTTGATCTTTTTGTTTGCGTGTCAGGGTTCTGATCTATAGAAAGGTTGCAAGAGATACGAACAACGCTAAAAAAAGGATAACAGACAATGTATGATCTTCTTTCAATCTATAGCTTGGCGGCCGCATTGGCGGCAATTCACTTTATTCATAAGGCGATTAAATAATGCTAAAGCTATTCTCACTTATCGCAGTCCTTGGCAATGGTACAGAATCCGCTGTTATTGACTATAACTTGACCGCGCAAGATTGTTCCGACGCCATTTATGAGTTAGATCAAGTTTCAGGCTTATTTATTGACAACGTGACATTGATCTGTGAAGAACAACCACAACTAATCAACTAGGAAAGGTTGAACCTATGGGACAAGAGTTGAACGCCTATGAGATAGAATTGAATCGCAAGGTTCGCGTGACAATTCCAGAACAATACAAACAAGACACAATGTTTATTAATGGAGTAGAGACGCGAGTTATGACTCATACAAGTCCTAGTGTTGTTGTTGGCACTTTCAAAGGTATGCCGAAAGCTACATCTGGATTCTACTTTTTACCTGATAAGCCTAATGATGGCACTTTACACCTTTTGGATATTAATACGCCTATACGTGAAGTCGCCACACTTTCCGACATGATTAAACAAGCATAGATAACCTAAACTAAAGAAAGTATACAAAATGAACAAGACATTTACACTAGCGACCCTAAGCACCGACGGCGCAATGGTCAATCTTGATCTGCCACAACTTATGTCCCGCAATAAAGCGGAACTTCATGCGCAGCAACTGCGTAAACTCATGCCTAACGCGGTTCTTTTTGTTATCAATACAAAGGCGGAATAAGACAATGGATATGAATGCAAAAGACGTAGAATTGCAATTGTGGCGCTCTGGATTACTCAATAGCAACGTAGGACCACAACACATCCAACAGGTTGCCAGCGATGTCACAAAGCACGCAAGAAAGCACGACAAAGCACGTTTACAAGCATGTAATGGTATCGAACGCTATGACCACGACCTAAAGCGCGTTATGGCATACCTGACTGAAGAGGACCAAGCCAAGATTGACCAAACTATTGAGCAGGCCGAACAAGCTATCGAGCAAGCCTTAAAGGATGTGTTGCAACGTGGTGTTGTTTATGACTTCAGACGTGACCCACGTGGGGCTATCCTACGCTTTGTCAATAAACAGAACACTAAGGACGGGTGGATTTACTAATATGCAACTTTATAGCGTAACAATAGCAGGTGTTCACCCTTTGCAATGTGCAATGGTAACAGACTGCCCAGAACGTGCGGCAACAACATGCTCTGACATTATTAAACACTTTCCACACTTGCGGGGGGTAACCTATGTTGAAAAGGTGGACTCGTTCTTTCCTTTACATATGCAAGATTGTGATCTATCAATAAGTAACTTTCTATTAAATAAGGAGTCTTAAGATATGACCACGCAAGAATTTTATGACAAGGCGCAAGCCCTGGTTGATGATGCCTATGAATACGAAACAAACCATCAAGACGCTGGCGATAACTATGGCCACATGGCAAGTGAAGGGAATTTTGACTACTACAACGGGGAATCTCGCTTGCAAGAATACTGCAAAGAAATGGGAATTGATCTGACTGGGATTGATATTGATCGACTAGCAGAAGATGTGATATTTTGGGGCTATATGACACAAGGTCAATCTTATGATCCAAAAGAGCGTTTCCTTGTTGCATCCTATAACGTTGGCGAGATTGAGCAGGAGATTGATGCAAGCGCTATAGGCGCAAGGTTTACTCCATACCTGATTAATCAACTCAATAAGAACACTGACGGGTGCTGGACCTATAGAGGACCTGATGTAGCTTATTTCTATCTCAACTGTCATGACAACTACTGGGAACATGTTTGCAATAGTGATGTGATTCAAGATTTAGTAAACGCAATGAAGGAGTCTATCTAATGCATTATTATGATTATGAGTATACCGACACATTTGCAGGTGAAGCTAACTATTGCTGGATTAAACGTGGCAAGGTAAGTGTACCTGATCTAGTCCACTACGGTTACACGGGATCGACAGATGCCAGCTACGGCAAGGCTAACAAGGCCCAACTCAGAGAAGTAGTTAAGCTGGTAAAGCATGACCTAGGCCTCACTGGCGTGCCATGCAAGCGAGAGGAGTACCAGGACACTATTGAGTTGCGCCCCTATGGTAGTGCTACTGTGCTATTTATTACTTTTAACGACGAGGAGTCTTAAGATGAACACTATCAACCCCTTAACATATGGCTACCCTTCCAACCATCTAGCATCCAATGCGGTATGTCGACTATATGACACTAATCAGATCACATTTGAGCAGTGGATAGGTGCTACCATAGGGTGTAGGGGAGGCCTATGGTATATAGACCTAGTCTAGTGGACTACATGCCATTGAGTGGGGCTTATATCGAGTGTCCTGGCCTATTGATTAACCTATGCCCTCCAACGTGTTGGCGTGGGTTTTCTTTTGGTAGTTACTTGCGAATGATTATCATTATTATATTGTATTAATCCCTTGTGTGGCTGCACCTTCGTTCCTCTTTGTCAATGATTTACTTTAGGCCCAATGAATTATCCTTTAGTTAGTGATACTTATGTCACACCATGCGTCATAGTGTCACGTGTGGTACATATGTCACAGTCAAGTGAATACTCATGTCAAGCACTATATTTATTCTCATCACTTTATGTTACACTCTTGTAATACTATGTTACTTGACATGGGTAAGAGGCTATGGTATAACGATGGGACCCTCTAGGAAATAGCGCGAGGGATTCGGTGGCCGTGGTATCCACCTATGAACCCAAAAGAAAAGATTTACTTTGGGGTAGCCTACGAACCCAAAAGAAAAGATTTACTTTGAGAAATGTACCATACCAGTGTATACAACCTATGATAGTAAACTGTAACATTTGGATCACGAAATGGGAATTAGTCTCAATAATGAAAAACTAAGTTTCTTTAGATTACAAGGGTTTATAAAATAGTTTACTTTTGTGTCCTTTTTACTGTTGTATAATTCTTGAGAAAGGACTTATATATAGGTATAGACCCTCCAATGGGGGGTAAGGGGGGAAACACAAGTTACTCTCCTTTGAATTTATACTTAAAGTATTTAACTACACCAAGTAACTAATAAGAAAAGAAAGAGACTTAAGGAAATACTATAGTATGGTACTTAAGTATAAGACTGATTAAGAATTATTACTGTTACAGTATACTTACTATAGTATATACTTAAGTATGTCCCTTATTAGTGGTTTGATTACTTGTTGTAGTTACAGTTACTATAGACTGCACTTAAGTATAGGCTTTGAGGTCTTTGTGATCTCGGCTACCTACTTAAGTATATCCTATAAGGTTTGTAGTTACTATTATTGTAGTTACAACTTAAGTATACCTAGAAGCGATAGCTTCGAGAACGAAATACCACCCCATGAGAGCCACGGAGAGGATTCCATTCCCCGTAAGGTACATTCTCGTGGAGGTGGGTAACTATAACTCACTAAGAGGACTAACCAATGGGCTTAGGCGCACCAGTCAATAAACTAGGTAAGAACCAGAAGATTGCTGACTTGGTACAGAAGCGTGTCAAGGAGGGTCTCTCGGTTAAGGATATCGTAGGGGAAGTACAGGCTAAGTTTGCTGATGCCCCTAAGTCTCTTAATACCTTCTACAAGTACTATAAGAGTGACCTAGAGGCTGCTCGTGCTGAGATTAATGGTATGGTTGGTAGCCTAGTCCTTAAGAGGGCTATGGAAGAAGGTGACTATGGACACTTCGCTTCACAAGAGTTGTTCCTTCGTAGTAAGGCTGGATGGTCTCCCACCAGTACTAACATTGAAGTTGAGCAAGATAGTGCAGATGAAGACCTATCAGCTATTGACCAGCTTGCAGAGCTACTAGGAATTTCCGAAGATGATGATGAAACCTCGACTAACAGCACAGACCCTTCGTGATCTACCACCAGCGAAAGCTAAAGAAGTACTCTCGAAGCTTTCAGTAGCACAAGCGAAAGAGCTACGGTACGATTGGCAGTTCTGGGGTAGACCCGAACAGATGGCCCCTGAAGCTAAAGACTGGAACGTATGGTTCATTAATGCAGGTCGTGGCTTCGGTAAGACTAGGGCTGGTGTTGAGTGGGTAAGAGAACAGGTTAAGCTAGGACATAAGCGTATAGCTGCTGTAGCCTCAACTAACTCAGACATCGAACGTGTTATGGTTAAGGGTGAGTCAGGGTTCTTGAACTGCTGCTCCCCTACTGACAAGACTTACAAGGGCGTACACATAGGCTTCCCTGAGTGGTCCCCTACTAAGCGGTCTCTCGTATGGGATAATGGCGCTAAGGTAGAGTTCTACTCCGCTGAGGAACCCGAGCGTCTACGAGGTCCACAGTTTAGTGCAGCATGGTGTGATGAGCTTGCCGCTTGGAACAAAGACCAAGATACTTGGGACATGCTCCAGTTCTGCTTAAGACTTGGTAAGCATCCACGTATTTGTGTAACTACTACACCTAAGCCGACTAAACTGGTAAGAACTATCCTAAAGAATAGTAGAGGTGATAACCCTAAAGTTATTATTACTTCAGGAAGTACCTTTGATAACTCAGCTAACCTAGCTGGTACATACCTAGAGGCTGTTAAAGCACAGTACGAG